GGCAGCGCCCAGCTCGCCGGTTGCGTTCTCGGCTTGCTGGGCGCTGCGGGCCATTTCAATGAAACGGCTTTTCGCGTTCTGGATGGCGTTGCCTAACCCGTTCTTGATGGTCGAGATTGGGTGGGCAAACTTGTTCCCGATTTCCGATGCGCTGGACGCTACGCTGCTGACAAACCCTTTGGCCTGTCCAGTGACATAGCTGAACGCCCCTCCTACGCCGGAGCGCAGGGAGGACGAGAAGCTGTTGCCGCTGTCGATGCCATCAAGGAACGAACTGCGGAAGGCCGAACCGACGGACCTGGCCTGTGTCTGAACGCCGCCGAGACTGCTCGTTACGTTACGGATGTTCGATTCAGCCTGAGAGGTATCAGCGTCAATGTTGATTGTGCTGCCGCCCAGACCGCCGAGGTTGCTTGTGATATTTCGTATGCTCGCCTCTGCCTGAGAGGTATTGGCCTCAACATTGATGCTATAAGTCAGACTGCGGGCCTCATCCACGGTTCATCCCTCCCTTCGGTCAGTCTTTTTTGCTCCACTCGGTCTGCCAGAGGATGCGGGCCTGTTCAGCCTCTGCGAAGTCGAACAGGTCCATAGCCTTCAGCTCTGAGTAGCTGATGCCGCTCATGCAAAAGACCATCCTCCACAGACGCTCATTGTTACGCGCACGGCGCTCTGCGGTCTTAGGATTTATTTCGCTCCGCAAGAAAGTTCTCGATCTCGCGCACCAGTTCACTCGGTGTAGCGAGGTCATCCTGCTCGTCGAAGTATTTCAGGCCGCCCTTGGCTACCTCAGCCGGTGCGGTGACGCAGCCCTTGATAAGAGCGTCTACATACTTCGCGGTGTTCTTTCTGCCGTTGGCGGGGTTGATGTACAGGTCGGTCAGGTTGGAGTACCAAGAGTAGGTCACGCTCTGAAGCTGATAGTCAGTGCCGCCCACGGTTACGGTTTTTGTACGGGCCATAAGGTCGTGTCCTCCTTCTCGCGCGCGTGCGCGCGTATAATTTGCGCGGATTAGGCGAATTAGGGACGTGTGTTTTCCTCTAATTTCTCTAATCCCTCTATTTTTAGGTGTATTTAGTTATCAATGTTCCAATGTTCCGTTTGATAGATAAAACCTGAAAAAAGTGAGTAATATCAAGGGTTTTCGCGTTTTTGCAAGTGGAACATTGGGTGGAACATCGACGGAACAACGGAACATTGAGGGTGGAACATTGGGTGGAACATTGCTCGACTTTCCGCCCTGACTTTCGACTTTCGTGTCTAAATCACGACTTTAATTCAAATGTTCCAGTCAATGTTCCACCTGTGTTCCGCTATGGGCAGGTCAATACAGGCCCCATTCCGCGAAAGCCTCAAAGCCTCCGACGGACTGAATGTGCTGGCGGGCAATCTCCACGATTTCCTCGTAGGGCTTTCCGTCGATGGCGTCATCGCCGATGGCGCAGCACAGCTCGACAGGCTCGCCGGTCTCCTGCGCCTTCAGAAAGGCGTAGATGTTGACGGACACGTCCGCTTTGGACAGGTCTTTGCCATGCAGCCCGCCGCCAGTGACGGAATCGGCCATGTCAGAACCGAGCTTGCGGTTGGTCGCGCCGGTGTCCACATCGGTGCCGCCGGTCCAGTCGCCCAGCGGATTGATTTCTGCCGTCGGGTACAGCCGCTGAAGGTCTGCCTTTGCAGCGTTGCTCTGGCAGATGATGAGCCGGTTGCCATCGAGGATGTACTTGCCGTCGAACGGATGGGCAGCGTAGATGTCGCGGGCAATCGCCGCAAGCGTCTTCTGCTCGTCCGTGAGTGGGACACCCTTGAAGATGCCGTTGTCGCCGCAGCGGAACCCTTCGCTCTGGTTGTTTGCGAGGTGGGCGTCCTGCGGCACGATGGTCAGGTCAATTTGGATGAGACCTGCGATGCGACGGATTGCGTTGTGGATGGCTCTGACCGCCTCCGGCATAAGCAGCGGAGCAGAGGTCTCAACAATGACGTGACACACGCCATGCCCGATGAGGACCTCCACCGCGATCTTCGGGTCAGGCTGGACTTGATAGGCCAAATCCACAATCGCGCCGGCAATGCGGTCAGCGATTTTGTCCGGGTGGGACGGGTTTACTTTCTCAATCATGAATATCCTCCTAATTACCCAGCGGTCAGTTACTCAGCATGATGTCGGGAATCAGGAAGATGATAGTCACATCTGCCGCATCCTTCGCTCTCGCCCTGTCGGGCAACTTGGACACCATGACGTTCTGCGCGAAGAACATAGAGCCGCTGTCGTTGGCATCCGTGATGGCGAGGTTTGCCATCACGTTGCGCTCCGCGCACTGTTCGAGGAAGGCTACGTCGGGAGAATCCTGCTGAAGCGTGATGGTCAGCTTGCCAGCCTTGTTCGCGTTCAGGATGTAGGTGCTGTCGCCCTTCACACCCTTCTTCAGCGTGACGTTATCCTCGTCGCGGGCGAGGGTGAACATACTGTCACCGAACATACGGAGCTGCCGGTTGTTGTAGGTGATATTCACCTTCATGGGGTCATAGGTCTGCAACATGGTTTCTCACTCCTTCCTTACAGCGACACACGGAGGACGCCTTTGGTTTTCACCTGATGCACAGCGCCAGACAGCAGGGCCTCCCACGTGATGTCAGGCATCACACGGTTGCGGCGCTGCTCATCGGTGCTGTCCGCGTACTTCGGGATGTTGATGGTGAACACGCCCGCTCTGGTCTCCGGGTCTCTGGCGATGATGTTGTGGTCATCGTCAGCGGCTTCTGCAAGGGCCTGAGCAGGGGCGGTAGCGATAAGGCCGAACCCGTCATCACCATAGTTGATGTTGGCGTTTTCAAGCAGCATATCGTAGAGCAGATCGCGCATCCGCTTGGCAATCCAGTCCGCGCCGAGCACAATGTCGATGAACTCACCGTCGAGGCAGGTGCCATCCTTGACGTACTGCCGCTTATACTCCTCCGTCAGATAGTTGACGTGGTTTTCCAGCAGCGCATTCCGCTCACCTTCCGTGAGCTTGGGCAGGGAGATGAGCTTCTCGCCCTCGCTGGTATCGGCGTTGCCGTCCTGCGGACGCTTGAACTTCCACGTCACGGACTTCGGATAGAACGGGCCGACGTTGCCGGTGTAGGATGCGTCAGGCTCCTCACTCAGATACTGCTCATCGGTGTAGATGACAGCAGCGCGGGAGGTTACGCTGGCGAACTCCTTGTTGCTGGTCTGGCCCATGTAGAACTTCCGGTGGTCTTCCACACCAGCGCCCAGTTCAGCCTCGGACGGCTCGCTGGCCTCCGCGAACTTGGCAAGGGCGATGACGTACTCGTCCTCGTCCCGGTCAGTCAGCAGGTAGTACCAGTCGTTGTCAACATCGGACTGGAACTGCTTGATGGCGTTGATGAGGTTGTCGGCGGCGCTCACCGTGTCCGTGCCATTCACGAACCCAGCGGTTGCCTCGACAGCCACAGGGACGCCCAGAAGCTCGTCCTCAAAGACATCCACCATCTCAGGGATAGTGTCTGCCTCGCCGCCCTCGGTGGCTGTGTAGCGCACCACGGCCCCCTCAACGGTGGCGGTGTAGGTCTTGCCGCCCTTGGTAAAGCTGGTGTCAGCGAACAGGGCAGCGAGCTGGTCTGCGGTGGTGACTTCGGCATCCGTGGTGATTTCCACGACCGCATTGTCATCCCCGCCGAGCCTGACCCACAGGTCCTTGCTGGCAGCGATGGAGGGTTCTCCTGCGAACGTCACGGCAAAGGACGCCGTGGTCGCGGGGGACGCACTGGGCGGGTTAAAGCTCACAATCTTGAACTTGTCCAAAAGGGTTTCCGCAAGGGTGGTCTTGCCCTGATTGAACAGGGTGGTCGCCTTGCGGACGATTTTCGCGTTGGGGCAAGGGCCGTCAGGCCCGTAGACCGCTTCGACGCTCGCTACATCTCGGTACGTATCAACCGGGTATTCGCCGGTGGTAGACACGAGCAGGATGTCGAGGCTTTCCTTCTCGGTGGGCAGCGCGTCCCGCTGCACCACGACGATTACGTCTTTTGCCATAAGGCGTTCCTCCTTCTTAGGTTTTGATGTCTCCCGGGGTGGCTCCCGGACGCAGCACAGTGGTGGTCGGCACTTCATCAGTCCGCACATAGGAAATGCGAATGTCGAACCCATAGCGGCGAACGGAATCCTCCACAAGAAAACTGGTGCGATTTGTGACAGCGCCCACGTTGCTGATAACGATGTCTCCGTGCTCCGTCGAAAGGCTGCGCCCGTTCAACAGGAAAAAGCCGTGGGCTTTCTCGCACAGCGACAGCGCCTCGTCTTCTCCGAAGACGTAACCGTCATCAGTATCACGGTTCATGCTGCAAAAGGTGAAGGACAGGGTGGCTGATACCGGTTCAGAACGAACCAGCTTGAACTCATCGCCTTCACTCACCACCTCCCGCAGCCCGAACCAGTGGTCAGAAATGCGCGGAGCCAAAGCGCTGTAGTAGCAGTACGGGAACTCCGGCATATCTGCGATTTGCTCGGAGAGGTTGACCGGATACCCGAGGTGGGCTTCCAGCCCCGCTACAATCGCGTTCCGCGCTTGTTCAAATGTCATGCCTTCTTCACCCCTTCCACAAGATAGCGGTGCATCGGGTGGATGGAGTTGTGGGACAGTTCTTGCTTGACGGTGTACTGCTGACCGTCGTATGTGTCGAGGATGATTTGCCCAGGCTCAATGTCCACGGGGTCATCCGTATAAAGTTTCTGAGAGTTCTGCGTGTACGACCCTTCCGGCAACTGTTTCCAGTCCAGATTAGACAGTGGCATCACCACGCCCAAGAAGGACGTAACCGTTTCTTCAACTGGCTTGGACTGCCCGCCAGGGCCGCGCACGTAGGTACGCTTTATGACCGTCAGGGTGTGCAGCAACGCCCTCGGAAGTCTTGGAGTGTTATAGAACATGGGTCATTCCTCCACTTTGTAGGCGATGCGATCCCGGATGTGCGTACCGGTTTCATACAGCGTGGTGTGCTGCGTCTTCTTGGAAAAGTTGGACGGTGGCTTGACCCGGTTATCGTCGATGAAGTTCTGCACCATCTGCGCTGCCTGAGCGCCGATGGCGTTTGCGGCGGCTGTCGCTGACGCCCTCCCGTCAATTACCTTGTTCACCTGTTCGGAAACAAGGGAGCCGAGCTTCTCCCGGTCAGCGTCAAAGCTGGCGCGGAGGAAAGAGCGTTCCGGCATCTTCTCGGTGCCGTACTCGTGGATTTGAGCCACCTTCAATACTTCGGAATCCACCTCGCCGACGATGCCGACCACAATCTTCTTGCTGGACATCTCATCACAGGCGGCTTTCAGCCGCAGGAAGTCAGAGAGGATGACGTCAATATTCGGCATATCAATACCTCCTGTACAGGTTGATGAGCTGTTTCCACGATTCCGGGATGGACTTGTCGAAGTTCCAAGTCACATCCGAGATGGAGAACGAAGACAGGCCCTGAGAGCCGTTCTGCAAGTTGGTGTAGGCTTGCGACACCATATCCCACAGCAGCCCTTCAAGGTCCGAAGGCAAGGTCTGAGGGTCATCGTCCGTAGCGTCTTTCGGCAGGACATAACCAGCCGTGTAGCTCACCTCGATGACCCTCATGGGCGCTACGATGTCGTAGGCCAGACCCCTTCGATACCCGGCCTTTAGCCACCCCTTGTCTCGGTAGATGACCCCGATTTCTCCGGTCTGAGCGTAGTCATAGGTTTCCGGGTCAACAATTTTCCCCTCCTGCTTGACGTACTCGACGCTGATGATGGGGTACTCCAACAAGACGAGTTCCTGCTGGCCGTCTGCGTCATACCACTGGTGGTACGAGTGTCGGCCTAAATGCCTGCCGATTTGCCGCTCGATCCACGATGAAGCTCTGTTAATCAGCAGCGTGATAATCTCATCCGTTCTCTCGTCTTCGATGTCTGCAAGACCCAGCATCAGCTTCATCCGGTCGAGGGTCGTTAATGCGTTATCTGCAAGCATATAGACCTCCTATGCGGACAGGCGGCGATTACTTCTCGCCGCCTGTTTCCGTCTTCTTATTCACTTCCGGTTTCTTGACCTCCGGCGCGGGAGCCGCAGCCGGGGTCTTTGTGGCGCTGGGACCGGCAGCCTTGTTGCTGGTCGGACCCACAGGCTTATAAATCCTCGGCATGGTACGGCCCTCCTTACACGGGCTGGACGTGCTTGTCGCCCAGCACGACGGCCAGCGTGGTGCTGGTAGCAGCAGCGCCGGACGCGGTGATTTTCACGTAGTTCTTCAGACCGAGCAGGTCGATGTCGATATTCACGACGTCACCCACTTCCAGCTCCTCGGTGGTGAAGGTGCCGCCTTCGGTCTGCTTCTCAGGGAAGACCAGCTTGTCTGTGACGGCCTCGTAGGAGCTGTTATCATCACTGTGAGTGATGGTCAGGGTCAGCGCGCCAGCAGTGCCGATGACCGCGCCGATGACACCGGACAGGAACCCGGTCCTGTCGAGGGCTGCGCCGGAAGTATAGGGCTGAACCTTGACGTTCTGAATCAGTTCTCTTTTCATCTTAGGCTACCTCCTGTTTTGATTAGACAGGAACAGCGACCTTGGTCGCCACAGCGAAGCTCTCGTCGTGACGGAGGCCGGTGTCCACGTTGTTGATGGCACGAATCAGGGTCTGGTCGTTCTCAAAAGCAGAGACCAGATTGCCAGCATCATCAGTCCACGCACCCTCGCGGCTGGTCTCGATTTCGAGAGCGCCCTGCTCGCCGATCACGAGGTCATTCCAGTTGCCAAAGATGATGGAGGTCTTGCCGCCGGCAGTTTCCAGCAGGTTGGTGGTGCGGTAGGGGTAGCCCGCCAGAGTGCCGTTCTCGTTCATCTCCTGCGCGAAGATGAAGCCGCCCACGTTATCGCGCAGGGACTTGAAGAACTGCTCCACGCTGGTGTTGAACACGAAGCCCAGACCGTCAGCGTAGACGTTGTTCTTCAGGACGGAGGCGATGAGGTAGTTGGGGAAAGCGGCGGTCAGGACGCCAGCAGAGCTGGCATACAGCTCATCCAGCGCGGTGACGTCGATGTTCTGAACGCCCTTGTTCTTGGTGATACCCAGAGGCTGGAACTCGCCGCCAGTGCCGTTCAGAGCACCCCAGTCAACGCCCAGAGCCATCTGCTTGGTCACGTCCTGACCGACGATGACGTCATTATCAAAGTTGGTGGAGCGCAGCAGGTCGTTGCTCATGGGGATGAGAGCGGTCAGCTTCTTCGCGGACAGCTTCAGGTTGCCGAACTTGGGAGCACTCTTGGGAATGGCGCGGTTCTCACCGGTGAACATGGCGCGGGAGCCGGTCTTGATTTTGGGGATGTTCAGGTTGCCGTTCGCCATACCGAGCCTACGAGCACCAAGGCTGTAGATGACAGTCGCGGGGTACAGCAGCTCGATAATCTCGTTGGCATACACCTCGGGGACCAGATAGCCGCCGTCGGTGGGAGAGGTCACGGACAGAGCCTTGAACTCACGGGCCATCTCTGCATCGCCAAACTTGCGCTCGGCGGTGAAGGCAGCGCGGTCAATGTCGCCACCGGAAGCATGGATGCACTTCACAGCGCGACCAAACATACCGTAAGCAGCCTTGCGGCGCTCGGGAGCAGACATGGACGCGATGCGGGTTTTGAAGCCGCTGGCACCATTGCCGTCACGGGAGGCACCGGTGGAGAGGAACAGGCTGGCGTACTTGCGCTGGGGAGCGGCCTTGGGAGCGCCAGCACCAGTGGAGGAAGGACCAGCAGCGCCCTTGCCTTCACCGGCAGCGCCTCCACTCTTACCATCACCACTGCGAGCGCCGCAACCGGCCTTGCCCTCGTCGCCAGAACCCAGCATACCGGACAGGGCCTCCATAATCTTGCCGATGAGTTCGTCACCGTCAAAGCCCTTACCTTCGCCTTCGCCCTCGCCCTCACCGGCGGGAGCGCCTTCACCTTCGCCCTTACCCTCACCGTCGCCAGCGGGAGCGCCCTCGCCGTCATCGGCAGCGTTCATCTCATCCAGCACAGCAGAGAGTTCGGCCAAAATATCATCGGTGGTGATGTCGTTCACGTTTTTGCCAGCCTCAGCAAACTTGGCGGTCAGGTTAGAGAACACCTTTGCAATCAGCTTGGCGAGCTGTTCTTGGGTCAGTTTCATGATTCGTTTACCTCCTGATAGTTTTAGGGGACAATCTCAAAAATGATGTCGGACTGTTTGGCCTTCTTAGAAGCCTGTTTCGGCTTCTTCGGAGGCTGGGGATTCTTTGGGGGTTGCGGATTGCCGCCCTCACCTTCGTCATCAAGGTGGGCGGCGGGTTCCAACAGCGGTCCGAGAATATCTACAAGCTCGCGGACAACCGCAATGAAGGGCTTCAGCGCGTTGAGCCGAGAGCGGGTAATCTTACCTGCTTTCGCCTCAATCCGCAGCTCCTCCGCAAGCGACTTGACCTCATCAATCTTGGCTTGGTCGTTCATCGCCCAAGTGACGATGGAAACCTCCCACAGCTTGATTTCCTTCAAGTGCCGGATGCCGTTCTCCTCATCGTAGTCAGCAGTGATCGCGTCATATCCAATCGAGAGTTCATTCAAGACGCCATCTTTGAGCAGCGTCTTGATGTCCCGCCCTCTCTGCGTGTCGCTGATTTTGCCCCGGATATAGAGACCTTTTTCATCTTCACGCAGTTCGAGCGGTTTGCCGATTGGCAGGTCGCAGTCATTGTGCTGCGATAAAATCTTGATGCGGTCAAAATCCTCCCTGATGGTTTTGGAGAACGCGCCTCGTTCGATTACGTCCCTGCCGCTATCGACATTGCCGAAAACGGCGGCGTAGCCTGAGAATTCTCCGCTTTCCTCGTTCGCGTCCTCCAACTGGAACACGAACGATTTGTACTCGTGTGTCGGGTTATCCGATTTCTGGCCGTGTGCAGAAGTCCGTCTACCCATTCGTGCCATACGGATTTACCTCCTTTCCTCAGAGTTTAGGGCTTATCTTAAAAACCGCCGTAGGTGAGATAACACCGGCAGTTAATAAGCTGTTCCGCACGTCCATCCTCCGGGTCACGCGGGAAACGCAGACCGTTGGAGAACCGCTGGTCGATGCCGACGGTTTCGCCGTCCATATCAACATGGTCGGGACGCGGGTTTTTCTGCGGCCTATGGTGCCACGTCTTTGTGGCGGCACCGGCAGCCTTCATCATATCGAACTGGCCTGTGGAGAGGGCCGTCGAGGTTTCCTGCCGAGCAATGAGCTTGGCACGTGATTCCGTGCTGCCCATCTCAGACTGGATTTCCTTCTTCAGCTCGATCTGGCTCTTGCCCTCCGAGATACCACGCGAGATGATGCGGGCGATGTTGTCCCGGGTGGTCTGCTCGATACCCACGACACGCTTGCCGCCATTGACCTTGGCGGCAGACACGAACTCGGGCCGCTGGATTTCTACGAAGCCGTAGGCATCCCCGGCCACGGTAGCGCCGTCTTCATAGGCCGCTTTCCAGCATGGGGTGAGTAGCTGAATCAGCTTTCTCGCCTCATCGGTCCAGTTGAGCAAGCCGGACGCGATGGCGTCCGTCAGCTTTAGCTGGTCCTCCTCGGAAAGCATCGCCCACAGCTCAGGGCTGAACGTGCCATCAGGCAGCAGGTATTCCTGCAACGGGAAGAACAGCGGGTCATCGCCATCAGCCTTGGCTGTGAGGCCGAGAGCCTTTATGACTGCGGCCCGCTGGTCTGAGAAATGCCTGTTGACTGCGGTCAAAAAGCGCCGCTCATTTTTCAGAGCGGCTTGGTCTTCTTTCCGCAGCATCGCGGAGATATTCACCCGCCGGCGGGACTTGATGCCTTTCGCGTCTGGCATATCTACCGGTTGGATGATGTCTTCTTGGAACATGGCTTGCGTGACCGCAGCGGGGTCATCGCTCTCGGTCAGGAACAGGTCATTGATGGAAACCTTGAACACATTGCCGCCCTCCGTGTCCGGGAGGTCGAGCAGCTCGCGGGCCTCGTTCTTTGTAATCAGCCCTGCGTTGTAGGCATCCAGCGCCTTGGCCTTATTGAAGTCTTGGTCATAGGGGACCACCGGGTCAAAGCGCCACACCAGCCCGTCCCCGAACATCGGGAGGAGCTGTTTGTTGATGGCCTCCTCACGCGCCTGAATCCGGGGCGTGAGCACGTTCTTGGCATAGATGTACTGGGCGGCGTCCGCTGTGGCGCGGTTGCTGTTTTCGGTGATGCCCATGATTTCTCGCGGCACACCGAAGTGTTCCAGCACTGCATCGCGCATGGCAATCCGGCTCTCGGTGAAGCCCAGCTCTCTGGTGTCGCTCGACCCGAACGCCTTGACATCGACGTTACCTGTGAGGGCTGCGGCCTTGTGGCTGTTCTCCACGCCACGGTGCTTCTGATTCCACCGGGCCATGAAAGCGTCGCTCTGGTCCTTGTCGGCATCCGGCATCAGGAACACGAGGGACGGTTCCGCGTCGTTGTAGAAGAACCGCTTTTGGAACTTCGCGGCATACTCGTCAATCTCCACCTCGTCCGCGATGCTCTCCGCGACACCGAGGCCGCGAAGGAAGGGGTCGAGCGGATTGAGCTGCTTCATCACGAACATATCGTCCACCGGCACGTCCATCGTCAGGCCAGAGGGGGAAAGAATCTGGTACGTCGGACTTCCGAGGTACGGGGTCATCTTTACCCAGTACGGCGGCACCGGCCACAGCTCAACAGGACGCCCCGCGTCATCCCGCTCGATGAGCAAGAAGCTCTCGCCCACCAGCAGCAGGTAGATTTCATGCAGCCGCCAGATGGCCGAGCCTGTCATCTCGTACAGCGGGTTCGGCTGGTCCATGAACCGGAGGAAGGGGTGGCTGGTGATTTCCGTCTCCGTACCATCCCGCTCAACGCGCAGCAGTTTGCCCCCGATGTTTGCGGTGTCGCTGGCAATCCTGTCCACGACGGCAAGCCGGGGGCTTTTCGAGAACATATTCAGCCATTCGGCTGTGTTCAGGGTTGGAGGTCTGCTCCAACGTGAGACGAAGCTGCCGGCCTTATTCGTGTACTGCTCACGAACCCGGCGCTTTCCGATCTCGATGTTAAAAATCCTCATCTTGCACCTCGCTTAGAAGGAGAAGTGGAATTCCGACCTACGTTCAAGCTCAGAGAAGGCGTCGCTGGTGGCGTCCACCATATCCTTGAACTTGCTCGCCGGAAAACTCTCCATCTGGGAAAAGTAACTCTCATTCCAATCAGCAACGACCACATCGAAGTTGCCGGCTTGCCACTGGGCGGCCACCGGCTCTGCTCTGGATTCCTTGCTGCCGCTGACCGGCTCAGTGCGGACACTGAAACCGGACAGCAAGCGGACGAAGCTCTGGGCTTGGTCCTTACCTGCCTGTCCGGGGTCTTGCGGGAGCCGCACCCGGACGTTGCCATGCTTTGCGTTGTCCACCTCGGCGGTGAGCTTTATCAAGGCCCGCACGTCGCTGGCAGACAGCCGCTTGTTGATGACGTCTATGATGACGAAGCTGCCGTCGGCGCGTTTGCCCATCAGCACACCAGCGGTGTACGCAGGGTCGCCCTTCTCGGTCTCCGGTGATGCCGCAAGGTCCCACGCTCTGACGTAGGACGTGACATCGGCTGGGGCGCAGGGCAGCATATTGCGTACCTGCGTCCGCTTGAAGTAGAGGCCGGCGGCTTGCTTGATTTTCCAGTTGCCGTAAAGCAGACGTTCCCGCTCCACGGTAGGCAGCGCCTTCAGCGTTGCCAAGTACGAGGGGTCACGCTGCATGAGCAGCTTGTTGTCCTGCAACGTACTGTTGATGAATGACACCGAGCGAGGCTCGGCCTTTTCTTCATCAGTGGTCAGGTTGAACTGTTCCCACAGGTCCTGCTTTCTATCGGCCCAATACACTTTCTCATCTCTGCGGATGAACCAGCGGATTTTGCCGCACCGTTCTTCAATGGGGTAGCCGCTGTCTTGGTCAATCCACCAAGATATGAAGTTCGCCACCCAGCTATCGGCGTCAGGGTTGCAGGTCGCCCGGATGTACGGCTTTACGCCGCACATCGAGCGGTTACGGGACAGCATATAGAAAAAGACGCTCTCCGAAAAGTGCGTCAATTCGTCAAACATTATGAGCGGAATCTGTGAGCCTTGCCAGTCGTACTTGGTCGATTCCATTTCCAAGTGCGAGAACGTAATCGTGGCACCGCTCGGGAACACCCACATCGGCTTTGGGGATAGCTTCGGCGTAGCTCCAAGCAAGCTGTATATGTTGAAGCTCTCGGACCAGAGACCGCCGGGGCTTAGGATTTGCGGATTAGTGCGTCGGAAGGTTACGGCAGCAAACTGTTTGTTGCCGATGTGCCGTAGCGGTTCGAGCAGAAGTGCATAGCTCTTGCCGCCGCCCGCAGCCCCGCCGTAAATGCAGATGTCGGCAGAGCAAGCAAGGAACTTTTCCTGCTTGCCTTTCTGCGGTCGGAACACAACCTTCTCCACGCGCTACTCCACCTCCTCCTTTTCGGGGAGATATACCTGCACCTGCTGGAACTCCAAGGGCTTTCCATCAGCGCCGGTAACTTCGGTCTTAGATACATCCCGCCAGTGTTCGCGCTTCCGGTTTTTGAGCCAGAATATCTGGGCCGTAGTGCTCGGTGGGATGTAACGCTTTTTCGTTCTCAGGTCGCCCAGCTTGGTTGTGCCGTCCTTACTGACCTCGATTAAGCGTTCCTCCTCATCTACGAAGTAGCCCTGCGCTGACTGGTACAGGCTGCGCTCAATCTTGCTGTCAGCTATCTCTTTTCCCTCGGCCAGCGCATTTGCGAAGGATTCATGCTCTTTTTTCCATGAGCAAATCGTCTTTCGTGAGACGTGCATGGCCTCGGCAATCTCAGCGTCAGTAGCACCACGGATGGCGAGTGACCACGCCCAGTCATCGTGGAACTTCTGATTGTACACGACATTAGCCATCTAAAAAATCAGACCTCCTACTTACTGTCGAGGTACTGTTGGCAGAGCTGCGTGATGCCGCTGTACAACGCCTTAGCATCGAGCTGGCCGGAGCCTACCATCGTGTCCAAGGCTTTCTTGATGACCTTGGCGTCCTCGGCGGGGATTTTGGTCTTGCCAATCACCGTTTCGATGGGGACGTACCTCTTGTTATCCGTCGTTTCGACCCAGCCCTCAGAGCACTGCGTCACGTTGCGCTGGAAGATTTTCAGAATAAGCTCCACCGCCGTAGCCACATTCTTGACGTTGTAGGCAGCGCCAACAGTTTCCTGCGCGTCCAGCCATGCGTCGTAGTCGGCCATGCGAGCCAGCCACACGTCGCTGGATGACTTCGCGCGATCTTTCGCCTCGTCGATGACCTTCTTCGCCGCGTTAAGCTCGTCCGGCAGGAACACCAGCGACAGGGTTTGAAACGTCAGGTTGGCCTCCGAGATGCTGATGCTGGAAAACTTGTCGAGCAACGCCAGCGTCTTGTCATCCAGACCGCTGTACTGTTTCAAGCTCGTGTCCAGAATCTGTTCGTACAGAGCCTTCAGAGTGGCGGGGTCATCCTGACCGGCAATCGCGTTGTGGGAGAGCTGAATGGCAATCCGCTGCTCTTTACTGAGCGGGTCATCCGTGGCAAGGCAGGTGATGGTGGGCAGCCCCACCTCGATGGCAGCCCGTGTCCGGTGGTTCCCGGACAGGCACAGCCAGCGGTCATCGTCATCCTTGCACAAGAACGGGGTGGAGGTGAGCTTACCATCCCGACGGATATTCTCGACCAGCCGGTTGAACTCCTCATGCTTCATGTACCGGGCGTTCGTTTCCAGCAGTTTTATTTCTCGCGGGTCGATTTCCAGCGTGAATACGTTCATCATTCGTCCTCCTTAGCACCAATCTGCGAGTGCTTCTTCTTCCAAAGCTCCAACCCCTCAGCTAACGTCCACTGGCCCATAGGCGCACCGTAGTTGAGCTGGTAGCCGGAGTTGTAATAGATTTTCGACATATCCGTCTCGTTCTCATCGACACCGGGGAGCTGCTTCTTGTTCAGGAGCTGGAACAGCCCGCGATACTTCATGCTCACGGGCCGCTTGGTAAAGGCTGTAGTCACGAGCGAACGGATGCGGTGGTTGGTTAAGCGTTCTGCGTATAGCTTTGATTCGCGGCTTAGGGCCGCGTATAAGACGAGTTTAGCGAGGCGTTTATATTTGGTGGGGGCGATGGGAAAGTCGCTTAGAAGGTACATTGTGGGCGTCTCTATGTGCTTATCCCAGTTGGACAAAGTGGGGGATGCTGAGAAGGCGTACACGCCAATCAGCTTATCATCCACCAGCACCCCGAAGCTCGCAGTCTCGCTGCCGGGTTTGATGTAGGGGTTCATGTACTGCGAACGCAGCGCCCGGAAATTCTCGCTTTTCAACGGGACAATCCGCATGGTGTCGCCGATGTCCTCGTCCTTCCCAAGCCTCTCCACCATCAGGCTCGCCACCTGCTGGTGCGGGACGATGATGCGGGACTTCGGCGCTTTGGAGTACACATACAGCGGGACGCCCCTGTTCGTGGTCTGCGAGATGCCCATGAGGTAGTCCGAGAACTCCTCCAACTCGTCGTTGGTGCCGAACATGAAATAATCCCGCTCGGTCAGCTTACGGAACATCTCGAAGATTTTGTCCTTGTCAATCATGTCGTACTCCGGCGGGTCCCACGCGATGATGCCCTCGATGACCTTGAACATCTTCTCGTAGTCGCCGGAGTAGAACGGCGGGTAGCAGACGAAGCCTTGGTCTTTCGGCACGTCATCGACCCAGCCGATGACATCCCCCGCGTAAAAGCTGTCGAGGAACTGGCCGGCCTTCTCCAACTTCGTGCGGGTCTTATCGAACAGCTCCGGCCACTGGTCCTTATACGCCTCGATCATACGAACGTAGTACGGGTTTGGCTTGGAGCCAAGGTACGTGCTCATCTTCGACAAGAGCAGCACACACGTTGCGATGTCCAAGTCGGTTTTCATATACTCCTGAATGAACTCCATCGGGCCTTCATAGTTCTCGTTGAACCGGGCATTGAGCGGAGCACCGGAGAAGTACCGACCGAGAAGGCAGGAGTAAATCGTCACGTCGTTCCCGTGCAGTCTGGCGTTGGTCACGCCTTTCAGCATACGCTCAATGGTGAAGTTGCCAGAGCATCCCACGTAAATGTCCGTGCATTTCCAAGCGCGGATGCAGTCGCCCATGATTTGCTGAACGCTGTCTGGCAGCGAGCCGTGAAACATTCTCCTTCCTCCTTCTGTATGCAAAAGAAAAACCGCCAGCTTTGAACTGACGGTTTTTCCTGTCTATTCAAATGGAGCGGACTGCCTGAGTTGAACAGGCGTTTCGCTGCCGGGAGCAGCGGGTTCTGGCGTTGAACTAAGTCCGCATGAGCGGCAGGTGGAGCGATAGGCCATCCTGCCGTTTTCGAGAATCAGAACAGCGTGGTCTGCTCGACCGCTGCCTTCATCTTCGCTTTCGAGATTTTGGGTGTGGACGGGTCAGGCAATTCAGGAATCACCTCACCTGTTTTCTCGAACCACCACTTGGCAAACATCGTCCGGTGGCACCAGTCGCTCTCACCTTTTCGGACGTCCTCGTAGCACAAGAGCACGATGTCCTTGTCAGGCTGCTCGCAAGCTGCAAGCAACTGGCGAATATGCTGGACGCCGAAGTAATCCAGCCGACCACGGTATGCTGCCTCATACGCGGCCTTGTCGTTGTCGTACTTCCCATAGATGCCTTTCGGCATCAGCTCGCTGATGGCTCCCGCGATCTGGTAGCCGATGTTCCAGCGGGGACTTCCGACGGAAATGCGAATGGCCGTGTACTTCCCGGTCTTCAGCTCCGGGTTTGAGAATCTGCTTGTGTAAATCATCGTATCAGCACCTTTCTGTTTCAATCAGCGCCCTGAAAATCAGGGCGTCGCTCGGCATCCGAGCGTTAAGGAGGACAATCCGAACCGAGGCGGATGCCGAGCGTGGTGCCTGATACAGACTTTACACGATACCATTTTAGCACCGCCTCTCTGACAGGTCAATGACAGCTTTGTGACACGAGCGTCACTGACGTGATTTCCGGGTTGTGCTCCTGCATCCATGCGCCCAGCGCGTACAGGATGGTCTCACAGGAGACGGGCAGGGCGGGGTTAAACTCAACGCCCGCCATCCGCATGGCGCTCACTGCGGCAGTCACTTCACCGTCTACGCCATTTGCTCTCACGCGAACTACCTTCATCTGCTCGCCGTGGTCAGAGTAGCTCTTGAACAGGGCGTGGGTGAGCGGGTTTCCCGCGCTCACAGAACTGCCTACGGAAAGCTCGGCCAGTGTGATTTTATACCCGCCGGGGACTTCTCCAATCAGCGTGTACGTGCTCACGTCGGTGACATACTGCGGAAGCGCAGTCGTTCCGTCATACGGCTGAGGCGCGTAGTTCTTAATCATCGTTCTCACATCCTTTTGTCGGGGTTTGGTTTCTACTCTATCATTATACCACGCTATCGTGGTTTGGTCAAGTGAATTTCAGAAAATTATTCTGAAAAAATCACTTTTACTCGAATTGGCCGGAAGACGTGCCGATGGCGTCGGCAACGTCTGCTTTGGTCGCGTTCTCAATCTCCACGGTGCGGTTCCCGTTCTCGAAGGTGTAAATCTTCACGTTCCGTGTGTTGCGGATAGCTTTGATTGCGTCCACCAGATACTTCAGCACGACAGCTACCAGCGTGGTGAACCCGAGCCAAATCCAGAAGCTCGAAAAGATAAATCTCAGCGCGTCCATCATTCTTCTTCCTCCAATTTCAGCCGAGCTTCAAGCTCGGTGATGCTCTGCAAAAACTCCATGCGGCAGGACAGCTCACTGTCTTCGACCGCCACACGGAGGCACTTCAGTGCATCCGCAATCGGCGTGTCAAAACTGTACTTTTGAAAGACCACGCCTCTCCGGTCCTCCGTGGTGAAAATCTCAAACGCATCGCCTTCACGGATGCCGAGGCTCCTGCGAACCTCTTTCGGAATAACAACCCTGCCGAGGTCATCAATCCGACGAACTTGTCCAGTTGCTTTCATCTCGCTGCTCCTCCTTTACAGCTCATACTCTTTGTGGTGGGCGGTCTTGCCCTTATACCGAACCGAGGGCTTGACCCAGACTGTCTTGCCGGACTTGTACCGGCGTAGGTGTCCTCTGACGTTGACCTCGTGCTCGGGCTTGGTGTACTTCCGTTTGGCCTGTTCAGGCTTCGGCAGGGCGTCAGCATCGAACTCAGCCAGCGTGTAGAATCGCCGGATGAGCGGCTGCACCCGCCGCGCCTTGTGACCTTTCTTCTTGGCCTTGGCTGGCCGATGCTCGACACGCTGCTCGACCTCAATTACCTCGCGGTAGTAGGTCATGAACAACATCAGCGCGTGGTACTTCAGCGCCTCTTTCTCCGGCGTCTTATCGTACCGGAGCACGAGGTCGAGCGCCAACCGCTTTGGCTCCGGCAGCTCCGGGGCTACCCGGCGGTTGGCAATGTCCATCTGCTCCGGGAGGTAGTCGAAAACAATGGACGCCGGAATGTTCGGCTGGACCGTTGGATAAATCGCAATCTCCACCACACCGCGCACGTTCTCGAAAGTGAACTCGATCTGCTCTCCCTGCAATTCCACAACACCGGATTCCATCGGTGCCAGGAACGGCTCGCGATCAAGCCAGTGCTTGTTCTCATAGTACCAGTCGAGAACCATTTTCATGCGAGCGTTGCTCTTGACAATGATGCGGTCAGCGGTCTTGCGATTCATCACTCAGTCCTCCTTTCCCAAAGGTTCACCGCAAGCAGGGCAGTAGTTCGGGTAATCCGAGGCGTCGCGGTCTTCCAGCCACTCATGCTGGCAGTGTGGACAGGTGTGCCGCCGATACTCCACTCCATCGAATTTCGGTTCTGGCTTAGGAACATAGTCGCTCGCCAGACTTCCCGGCTTGCAGTGCCAGTGCTTTTCGCAGCACCACGGGATGTTGCCGATAACTGATGTATAGTTGCGGACGCCGAATCTGCACGTCGAGCAGATGTCGATTTGCTTCTGCATCTCACTTCACCTCCGCTACGAAGTCGTTGTTCTCATCGACCCAAATGCGCTTGCGCCCGAGCTTGGCGATACGTACCGCGCCCGCCGGCGGCTGCACCGGCACAGGCGGCTCTGGCATCGGCATCCAATAGGCGACGTCACGGTTGCCTTGCCACTCGGCCGGCCTAATCGCGCAGGGTGAGTAATACCGAGCGGTGGTCACTGCGCCGTTCTTCGTGCAGACGAGGTACGAACCCTCCTCCGTGGGCGGTTGCTTCTCGGCGTCTACCCAGTCACAACGGAGGGCAGCGAGCGCAACGTCCAGTGCGTCCTGCAACGGATTCATGTCCGCGTCAGACATATCATCCGGCAGGTGGTCCCACCACGCTCCACATTCGAGAACGTGCGCGGCCTCCTTTCGCGTCATTTTCATAGCTCACACCTCGTAAACCTGCGGGTCCTCGGTGGCATCAACGCGGCGCACAATCACGGTCGAGATGCCAAATGCTGCGCGAGCTTTCTCGGTTGCCTCCTCGATACTGTCCGCGAGGATAACCAGCGTTTTACCGCCCGTGTACATCCTGTGGGCGCGGTAGAGGTGCTTGGCAATAATCTTATAGGCACCCTCGTTACTCAGCTTAGGGGCGGAAGTTTTCCAGTTGGCGTACAGGGTATTCAGCGAGGTGTACGGGCAGACCTTCATGCGGTCATCACTGTCATTCCAGCTCACCCAGATGCGGCCCTCCGCGCAGAACATCAACACGCGGTAGGTCTTGCCGTGCCGCAGCCCCATCGAGCCGTCTTTCCCGATGAACGTCATCTCCATCGGATTTACATACTGCCGTTCAACAATCATCTTCTCAGACCTCCTCATCAAGTGCATGGTGTGCTGCCATCTGCGACGGATAGCAGTCATCGAGATATACCACCGGCAAATCGGCGTCATAGTCCATGCAGGTGTCCCGGCGGTGGTAGTCAAGCAGGTATTCCAGATCGCCGTGGTCGTTCACATACGGAGACAGGATTGCATAGCCCGCGACTTCGGCAAGGAACACATACCCACCGACCTCATGCGCTTCGCCATCTTCATCGCGCTCAACAATCCACACTTCCTGACCCGGCTCGAAATGCTTTTCGGACGCAAACGCCGTGGTCAGAATACGGTTCACGGCGCTTCGGGAGAATCCGCTTTCTGTCCCGTAGTCAGGCCCGTAATCGGCCAGCACATCAGGGTCAGCGTTATCAAACGCGGCCTGCACCGCGTCTTTGGAAATCAGGCTCATAGCTCAATCCCTCCTGTTCTGTGGTGATTCCGGTACGGCCATCCAGTGCGTTATCTCATCTTCGATAGCCTCCAACGGGCCAGTGGCTTTGAAATAGAACCAAACCCCTTCGTGAAGGAACGCGCAGTAGACGTTGTTGCGCTTTTTTCCGTAGCACAAGACGTTCTCTCGTTCTGGCGGGAGCGTTACCGTCGTGCTCACCCAGCTCCGTGGTCTTTCCACCTCAATCCCTCCTGTTCGCGTAGCGGATGACGATTCGGGCGGCTTGCCGCAGAGCGCGGGCCTGAACCGTCAGCCAATCCTCGCCCATCAGTGGCAGCTCGCCGTCGCGGGTTTTCTTCTTCTGGGATTCAGTGCAGAGCCGCTCGCAGATGTCACCGTCGTAGACCTCCGCGCAGCCGCCGTAGCTGTACTGCTCCCAGTTCTGAGCGCCGTTCAGCAGGTCGGCCTCTGCGACCTTTCCGATGCGGACCGAATCATCGGTGATGTGCAATCGGTCCAAATAATCATCGAACAGCTCTACCGCATAGCCCTTGACGCCCTTGTCCCAAGCGGACCGGGCAGAGTGCGCGGAGATGTCCTTCTTGATGTCAGCAATACGCCTCTGCATAACTCACAGCCTCCTCTTTGCAGTCCTTGAAGTAGTCATCGGCGAAGTCGTGCAAGCAGTCTTCGTGGATGAGCTGCCCGTCGATGTTGTACACGGTCTCGCCCTCGTAAATCTCGCCGCCGCAGTAATCGCAGTAGGCGATGGGCTTTTCCTCGGGCGGTTCAAGCGGACGTTCCGGCAGATACTCAAACATTATCGCAGCCCTCCTCCAATCGCGTGCTCCACCGAGCAGCTTTCTCCCGAATGATACGCGCGATCTCCTCGCGGTCAAACCCGAGTACCGCCGCGCACAGGAGCACGTCAGCGAACTCCTCATTCAGCTTCCGGGACGCATCGCCGGTGGTCATCGGCGTCGGGTTGCTCTTGTCGAGCGTCCGGCGCATCTTCAGCGCAGCCTGCGCCAGCTCTGTGGCTTCCTCTGCCAAACCTGCCAGCAGCTCACAGCAGCCGAGCAGGGTATTGATACCGGTAATCTCAGCGCCCCAATCTTCAAGCGCCTTCTCGATGGGCTGCTTATCAAATTCAATCGTTTCCATAGCTCACAGCCTCCTTCTGAACATCTGCCGCGACCTCCGGCTCCGGCAGCTCGCCGAGCATTGCCAGAATGTGCGCGTGAGGGATTTTGTGCTTCAGTCCGTTGGTGATAAACTCGCGCTCGGCGCAGCCCTTCACCAGTTCATAGAAAGTCGAGAACTTCACGTCCACGCGGTCTTCAGCGGCGAACGCATCGAGAATTCCCATAGTCTTGTCCTTCTTTGCAAAATGAAAAAGGCCCGCATTTCTGCGGGCCTTTCGGCATATAGGCAAATTCAGCTAACTATCAACATAATTAGCACTTAAATATCTAAACACATATGGTTGGTTTTTGCTTCCTGGAGAAACTCTTACAACGCCTTCTTTACAAAGTTTCTGTAAAGAGTCCCTTGTTATTCCCCAGTTCATTTCAACTCCATCGTCTCTAACGGGGAATACAGGAGTAGCACCTTCAATAGCTGGGATATCAAATCTTTGTTGCTCTGGTTTCAATGCCTCTCCTATAGCAACGATCTTCATTGTCTTATCATCAACATATATTGGATAAAATTGGGCCACACCTCCTTTAACAGTCCCTCTTCTGGAGGCATAATCCGTTCTGCGTAAATACCACCATCTTACTTCTCGTTCATTGCCATTTCCTTTCGGGTGTACCACTTGTGCGTTACCAAAGAGAATAATATACGCATATTCATCAGAGCGCGAAAATAGATTATCTCGCTTTGCTCCAGAGGGATTAATGGTTATACTAACCATTTGCATCGTTTTCCCAGAAAAAATCTCCTCAAGAAGGCAGCCAAGATGAAGATATTCTTTTTCATCAATGGTTACAATTAAAACGGAGTCTTTGGGATTCAGCAGTTTTTTAGCAATCTTAAGACGCTTTTCCATCATGGAGAGCCATTTGCTGTGACGATAAGCGTCGGAACCATCTACATAGTCGTTGTTGTATTTCCAGTCCTTGGCTCCGGTGTTGTATGGTGGATCGATGTAGATGCAGTCCACCTTCTCTGCGTACAGATATTCCAGCAACTGGAGCGCGTGGTAGTTGTCCGCCTCAATCAACGTATGCCAAAGGTCGCTATCTGGAGCGTTCTGAACTGCATCCAGCGGTTTTAGTGTGGGATAGATCGGCTCACCAAACTCAGCCACTACCACAAGCTCATCCAGCTTAAAGTTTTTCTGCTCGTGTGTATCTCGGCGATCGCAGAGCACTTCATCACCGTTCATCTTTACGACAGTATAGATGTCGCTAACATATCCGGTCTTCAGCGCGACCTTGGAACCAACACGAATCGGCACATCGTAGAGTGGCGTGCATTCCGGCAGATGTTCCTCGAATACGAGTCCGAACTTTTTCTGCTTCATCAATTTATTGGTTTCCTGCAAAATCCTATCCCTAAGTGTTGGATCGTTGATCTGCCGGATCAAGTCTTGTAATAGCGCCACTGTTTCCACCTCATTCTTCTGTGATCGTCTTTTCCTTTATGTGATAATCAATGCCGCGCTCTTGACAGAAAGCCGTCACCTCTGCTGCGCATTCATTGTAAAAGTGCCGTTGTCCTTCATAGGCGTTTGCTGTCTTGCTGTAATTCGTTCTGCCGAAGATGATCCTGTCGGTAAATGCTACAGCTTCCAAGATTTCGCGTAAATTCTGCTCTATCATGTTCGGTGTTGGATACGGTTCTATGCTCACCCACGTCTTGCAACCAACTTCGTGAAGCGCTCTCAGCGCTGCCAGTCGGTCTGCACAGGGAACAGCTCCCGGTTCCATCTGTTCCCGGTATGCTTCATCCAGCGTTATCAACGTGATCCCATATTCATTTTCCGGAGAAAGTTCCGCCAATTCTATGGGAAGCAATCCCTTCGTCAATGTAGTGCATTTGATACCGGCCTCGTTCAGTTTTCGGATAGCCGCAATGCTCATCTGGGACACCTCTGGATATCCTTCCATGAACGGATCTGTGGTAAAGCAAAGCTGCACAGACTGAATCTTATCTCTGAGCCTCGGTATCTCTTTATCCAGCAATTCAAGCGTGTTTGATACAAGCACTGGCTCAAGCCAGCTCTCATAATCCTTTATTTGCCCGAATCGCTTCTTCATCAGGAATGCATAACATGGATATTTGCACCCATGAGCGCAGCCCTGCACGTGATTCATTGTGTAGTCACCATACTCTACCCCTGTTTGATAAAGCATGGATTTTCGTTCTATCGTCTTCAAGTTGTTTTCATCCTCCGCCTACTTGTTCTTCAATATGTAGTCTGCCATCCGCAGTGCAAGTCCCTGCGCTTTCGGGCTTTCACTCGCAATGGCAAAACAGAATAGGAACATCGGCGAGTTCCTGCTGTTTCTGAAAATCCGTGCATGCTTTGACACGCATGGAAAGATTGTCCCAAGCCGAGAGAGGATATACTCCTTTATGTGATCTGGATTTGCGTCCTTAACCATCCGTTCGCCATCGCTCTGTCCGGGCTCCGGGAACAAGTCAAAAAGCGTCATCTGGGGATCTTTCTTATAGAATTCCTTCCGCCATCCGGAATCTCCAAGCAATCGATCTATGCAATCCTCCCATTTATCGTACTTTCCGTTTTTCGGCAGCATACGTTCAAGTGCAGAGAACGGAAACAGGTACCATACGTCTATCGATTTCGTCTGTGCTACATTTTCAAGCGTAGCCCAATTTACCTGCGTCGCATATGGATCTAAGAACAGCAATCCTCTGTTATATCTCCAGTCTACGTTGCTAATAATTTCCGCGAGCTTATCATTCGCATCGCCGCAGTAAATCGTAACAATTCTCCTCATCTGCGGAAACGCGGAATTTATCATATCCTGGAGTTCTCCTGCCTTCTGAGAGTCCGCTTCTATGAAATAATAATGATCGAACTTCTTTTCAGACGCCAGTGCACGCTTAGCAGAGCCCACAAGAAACTGCCCGCCGTCACTGGTCTCGATCTCACCGGTTCCAGCAAAGGCATCTATATAAATCTTCTTAAACTTCTGATTTTGCAGTGCAATCAGGTATGCGTCCAGGTAGCTGGTGAAGATATTCAACTTCTCCTCAGTCCAATTGCCACCAAATTTCTGCGACGTTGCCATAAATTCCAACCACCTCATCTATTTGAAACTCAGTCTCAAGAAGAGAAAGAGATCACCGTTTCCTTCTTTCCTGTATCAGGATTCACAATCTGCTCAATCTTCGCGCCAAAGAAATCGGTAAGATCGCTCTTTACCTCATTACGAAATCCCTCTGACGGGAAAAACGGGTGGTTATCCAGAAGTTCCCACATCTCATCCAGAGGCACCTGCTTTCGGCCTCTAAAGCTGCGCTGCAGGTATTTCGCTATATCGATAACATACAAGCAGCTTTCATCTTCCTCTTCAGCAATCTCACCGAAAAGGTTAAATGACAACTGCCTGTTCTCAACCGAGTGCTTGGTAGAGGACTGTGCGCCAAATACCTTCCAAGCACTCTTCTTGTAGAGCTTAAAGCCCTCCTTGTTGCTCGTGCAATGAATCAAATTGTAGACGAGCGAGTTCTGCGTGTTATAGAACGGAAATGCCGATACGTAGTACCTGCGAGCTCCTTTCAGTGAATTTATGATTTCTTCCACTCTGGCCTCATAGGCCTTCTTGTCACTTCCGTAAGGCACAAGTTTCTCAAAGTCTTCCAGATAAGTGTTCTCGTACTTTGCCTTTGTCGTTTTCTTCTTGGCGCTTGTGATCGCCCGCACCGGATCTGAAACCATGTGATTAATCATAACTTCACCCCAGTTACGAAAAAACGGCAGAAGTGCTTCCCAGTCAATAGTCGCATCATATGGATCGTAGAGCAGGAAATAATGCAGGTGCCCAGTTCCATATAACTGTGGCCCGATAGTTCGGAGTAGCTCGTGCGCATCACCACAAGACGTGACAATCTTAAAATTGCGCTCATCCTGTGGAAGATGCTTTTTTAGCTCATCTACGCGCGCTTTATCCTTGTCATTCAAGTAAATGTGTATATTTTTCTCCGTATAGGTTCTTGATGCTTCCCTAAGTGCTTCTGAGACGCGTACTGCTGTACCTTTCACCAATTGTCCAGCATCGTCGGTGTATACACCACTGTTGCACATACAGTCTATAAAGATCAGCCCATTGCAAGACTCAGTCAGCAGCAACTTCTGTGCCCACGATTTGATGTACTCTTCTATCAGCTCAAATTTTTTTATTGTGTGAGGGCTAGCCTTGCTAATTATGTTTTTCTTTTTTGCCGACATACCATCCACCTCTTATTCAACGATGCCTTCTTGGGAAGAAATCAGCTTTCGGATATTTCCAATATTGCAGTTCAGTGTTTTACGCACCTTCATTAGCATTTTTATACTGACCGTTTCGCCTTTAGACAGCCTGATAGCGAAAGATCATTTGGTGCCGACCGCTACCTGCAATTTCTTTCAAAAAGCATCTACAAAATCATCCCAAAGTGACGTAATGCCTCCGTGATTGCTTTTTCCTTCTCCGCTGGGCATTGGGGCTGCTTGGCGTTTTCGGATTTTGGCTTATTGTAGTTCTCACGCTCAATAATGCCGTATTTCTGCTTCACCTGTGCGATATAAAGATGGCTGACTTTCAGCCCGGTATGTTCTAAGACATATTCCCGGATTTCCTCATAAGTCGCCTTACTCTCAGCCGAAGTCAAATCCATCTCGTCCATCTTCACTTCGATCTCGATATGTTCCTTACTTTGAAGTTTGGACAATAAACATACCGTCTCGACTGTTGTTTCAGTTTCCAAGGGAAGTTCTTTCACTTCCTCGCCATCAATAGGCACAGGGAAATTGAATACAATCTTCTTTATCCAGCTTCCGTCTTTTCTCTTTTCCGGGAACATCTCAATTCGCTCGATAAAGGCTTTCATAAACTCTTTCTGTTCTGCTTCCGTTGCGGAATGGTAGACTTCATCAAATGCCAGTAAGAGCCGATAAATGTTATCGCCGGAGATTTTCTCCTGCTGGATGCTGCGGATCTGACTTTGCAATTCGCCAATCTGAACTTCGATTTCCTCTATCGTATCATACTGTTCATCATATCGGCGCTGCAAATCCAAAATTTTTCTGTCATAGTGGGCATCGTTGATGTCCAAGGTATCCATCTGACGCTCCAAGCGGCTTTTCGTTCCAAAGGCTTGCTTTAGCTGTCCTTGCAGAAAGGCGATTTGCTTTTCCATATCCTCTGTATCAACCGCCGTTCCGATTTTCGCTTGAATTGCTTCTACAAACCGTGGATTATTGACCATAGCGGAGATAACCTTCGCCACAAATTTGTTGATTTCCGTCTGCTCGATATTCAGACGGAAGCTGCACTCATGCCCGGTAGGTGTAACCGTATTTTTGCAGTAGTAATAATACCGTGTTTTCTTGTCCTTGTTGTGCGCCTTGGCGATATTGCCGTACATACTCTTTCCGCAGCATGGGCATTTCAAGATACCGGACAGGATGTGTGCGTGGTCTGGATTGTTGACCTTTTCCCGCTTAAAGGAATTGATCTTGCGCTTTTCCTGTGCCAGATACCAATCCTCTTCAGAAATGATAGCTTCGTGCTGTCCTTCATAAACCGGAAACTCCGACTGCTCAACCACGTGAATCTCGTTTCTTGTACCCTGTTTCTTTTCAGTTCTTCGTCTGCCGTAAGCAATCTTTCCCATATAAACAGGATTGTACAATACATTTTTCACAAAATCTCTTGAAAATCCCGGAATGGTATTATTCTGTCTTAGTTTCTTTACATAACCATTGCGGTTCAGATATTTTGCAACTCCTGCAACACCCTCGTTTGTATGAATATAACGATCATAGATTACTCGGATAACTTCTACTTCATCTTCGGCAATAACAAGTTCACCATTATCCAGTTTATATCCATAAGGTGCAAATCCGCCGTTCCATTTGCCCTCACGAGCCTTTTGTTCCCGCCCTGCCATTGTCTGTGTGCGGATATTCTCTCGCTCGATTTCTGCCACCGCAGACAGCACAGAGATCATCAGCTTTCCTGCATCCTTGGAGCTGTCAATGCCATCCTCCACGCAGATCAGATTGACACCGAAATCCTGCATGAGTTGCAAAGAGTTCAGAACATCCGCCGCATTTCTGCCAAATCGGGACAGCTTAAAGACCAGCACATAAGAAACATCATCTTTGCCGTCCTGGATGTCATTCAGCATCCGTTGAAACTCCTGCCGCCCTTGAATGTTCTTTCCGGAAAAGCCCTCGTCAGAATACTCCCCGGCAACGATCATATCCTCGTATGCCGCATACTTCCGCAGCTTGTCACGCTGGGCATCCAAACTGTATCCGTCAACCTGCATCGAGGTGGACACTCTTGTATAAAGATAGCATTTAAGTTGTTTCTTTTTCAGAATCTCCACCTCCCTCATTCCTTCCTTTTACCATAAGTCCCTCGTTGCGGATATAATACTCCAAAAGCCACAGCACATAATCCGGTGCATGGCGGTTGTCCAATTCCCATTCAGTCATAGTCCGGTAAGGAATATGGACGAGCTTGCAAAAATCTTTCCGATTCAGTCCTGTGCTTTCACGCAACTTTATAATTCTGTTTTTACAATCCATCCGTCTTTTCTCCACAAAAGCAAAAATACACGTTGCGTAATCATTATAGCATAGCCATAGTGAATACGCAACGTGTAAATTGCAAATTTTACGCAGCCTTATCCGTCAAAAGCTGCGCTTGATTACTTTCCTCGGAATGCTCCACTTCCTGCGGTGCGTCCTGCTCCAATTTATCCAAAACCTGATGTCCATATTTCTGGAGCATCTGGCTCATAACATCCACACAGCGGTCAAATGCCGCATTATATTTCGCTTCCTCATAATATTTCTTCAATAGGCGATTCCTCCATCAAAGTTCCATATCCTGTCCACGCTTCCGGGCAGGGTGTTCGTGTTCCTGTGTTTCCTTTCCTCTGATGAGGATAGAATTGATAAAAGCCCGAACCTTTTCGGATGCGATTTCCAGTGCATCCAGAAAGGGTTGGGCTTTCTGTTTGAGTTCCATATATTTTTCGTTTACCGCTTCATACCGCTGCTTCCAGATGGAAACCGTCTTTTCTGCGGAAGCCAGTTTTTCTTTCAGACGCTTGTTGTCAGCATTGGCGATAATGCCATTGACCGCATAGCGTTTGAGTGTGTCGCATTCATCCGGTGTCAGCGTAATATTGTTTCCGAATGTGGCTTTTTTGCCCATTGCTTCAATGTCCTGCACTGTCAGCGCAATGGTCTTTGCCGCCTTGGTTTCCTTTTGCAAAGATTCCAGTTTCTTTTTCTGTTTTGCTGTGGCAGCTTTGGCATCCTCCAAATTCTGTTCTGCCTGTGCCACCTGCCCGGTCACAGCTTCCAGCCGCTGCTGTTCTGCCTGCACCTTGAACTGGGTCACAGTCAGATGTTCCTCGGTGCTTCCACGTTCTCCACGCTCCAGATCGGTATATCCGGCAACTCGCATGAGATGAAAAAAGTCATCCTGCAACATACTGTAGGATGACCTCAAAATCTTTTTTCCTTTTGCGTTCAACATTGGATTACCGTCCTCATCAAGCACCGGCTTGGACTCCCATTTCTTACTGCGGCTGACCTGTGTGATGACCTCCTTAACGGTTCCCCGGAGGGCTTCATCCTTGCATCGCTTCGACCAAAGGATCTGCTTTTCCACCACCGGGATATAAACCACATGAAGGTGGTAGTGGTACACCTCCTCGCCCAGAGCTTCGGACATTGCCCGGTTGCGCTCATCGGCGTGCATCACAGCGGAGAGGATATACTGTTCACCGCCCACGATCTCCACGGCGGCTTTGTAGGCATCGGCATAGAACTCTTTTGCAAATTCATAGCCACCGTGGTTGTAGAAGTAAGCGGAGTTCACATCGAAGATCAACTCGCCGTATTTGACGGCATCCGGTTTCAGACCTCTGGTGGAGATCACGCCGTCTTGTTCCATCTGCTCAAACATTTTTACATAATCGTCCATGGGTGCTTTGAAATGAACGTTCAAAGAAGTGCGTTCCGGCACGATGTCCTGATTGCTGTAGCTGTCCTTTTCACGCTCATTGTGTTCCTGTACCTTAGCCACATCAGCCGGTGTTTCCAAGTCCTGATTTCGGGCTACGGTGCGATCTATTCCATCATTTCTTGCCATTGGCGTATTCCTTTCTTTGAGATTTGCAGACAGCGGAGAGCTGGGGGGAGCGGCACTTTTTCAAAGTGTAATAACCCACTATGACACTTTCATCCATACTGGCTGCAAAGTGCCGTGGGCTCTCCGAGGGCTCTCCCGAGGGGGAATGCGGTCACTGCGGTGACCTCTGCTGAACTGCCCGAAAACTGTCTGCACCGTTTTCTGTTGTTCAGCCCGGATAGCTACTGTTTTGCGAAACACCACCCATCCCGGCGGCAGTGAAAATCAAATCTTTCACTGCAATAGAAACAGCCCAAATAAAGGAAATGAGCTGTTTCTATCAAGAGCGTTTCACGCTCTTTTGCTGCGTACATACGTACCAGCAATCGGTTTTACTCGACCCTTCGCCATTCCTCCGGAATGTCATCCGGTACGTACGTACACGGCGAATCTCCGTAAAACCTATTTATATGAGGTCTTGCCACAGCTTCCACTCCCATAAATCCCCACACCCGCCGTCCGGCAGAGTTGGTGATGTTGTTGCAATGCTCCAGATTGAATTTCTTGGCATTGGCAATCATGGCGTCGCTGAAGCTGCGGGATTTCAGCGGTGTCAGAGAATTTTCTCTGCACCACATTTCGTAGATTTCATAAAAGTCCTTGGAGCTGATGGAAGCATCCGCCTTCAATCGGATGTATCCCTCCGACTCCATGAAATCGAAAATATTGTTATTGTCACGCTTGACCGCTTCCCGGTTTTCACGGATGCGGTCACTTTCCGTAAACTGAAAGTTGTTGGCAACGAGCCGCTGCAAACCTTCAAAAGCCCAAAGGAAAATACCCTCGTCTTCGGCTTTCATCTTCTCTGCAAGGTCGGGATCGTCGGCTCTGTCCACAGGCTTTTCCTTGGTGGTCAGCACAAGCTGTCTGCGGTAAAAGCCGTCGCTGCGGTCATATAGGGCTTGCAGATCACCATTGCTGAATGCCAGCAACCGGGCAAACATCCAGCCCTGATAGCTCTGCTTGCCCTTGCGTTCCAAGTCCATTTTGCCCTGTGCAGTCACGATGGATTTTACATAGTTGGTCTGGCGCAGAGCTTCCATCCGCATATCGTCATCCACGCACAGCAGGATGTGTTCCAGATCAGCACGAGCGAAGCGGTTTTCGGAAATTTTGCCGATGCTGCCGTCCTTCATATTCGTTCCGAAGATGGCAGACAGCACCGCACCGATTTGGGATTTGCCCTCGCCGCCATTGCCCTTAATCACCATCATGCGCTGTCCCTTGTTGGAAGGAATCAGACAGTAGCCGATAAACTCCTGCAAAGTGGGGATATCCTCCGCATAGAGCAGCCCATCCAGAAAGTTTAGCCAGGTCACAGGTGTAGGTGCATGAGGATTGTAAACAACAGGCAGACGGTTTCGCACGATAGCCGGTCTGCCCTCGATAAATGTGCCGTCCAGTAGCAGCGTACCGTTGGACAGATGAATTCGATCCTGCTCCGGTGGAAAGTCCGGCACTTGCGCTTCCAGTTTCAGCACTTCCAGAATGTTGGTGATCTTCCGAGGGATATTGTTTACGGCACAGAATTTCAGCTTGTCGTAAATCTCCCCACGCAGAGGGAGATCGTCCGTCACTCGACCATCGGGCGTGAAAAAAGCTCCGTTTGCGAAGATGA